TACAAAACGAGCACACTCTTTTGCGATTGATGCATCAAGCATCTCTTTGTAGAGTTCCATGCCAGCATCAAAGTGCCTCTTCATTTTGATTTCAAACTCTTGCTTGACAAACGGGTCAATATCATCAATAGAATTCTGACGATTCTTGGTGTCTTGACGGCGTAGTTCAGGTAGAGGGATCGTCTCCGAGAGTAGGGAAGAATCAGCATAGCGTTGGGAAAACTCTTGATATGTGAAGCTACGGTGCCTCAAAATTTGAGCTGCTAGTCCCCTTGTAGTATGGATTTCCAAAGTCATATGTGCTTGCTCAAACACAGACCAATGCCCATGCTTAATACAATACTTCAATAGACCTGCAACTTTAGGATTATCCTGATTAGCGGGGTTGCTTACACGAGCAACATACCCCATTGTTTTCTCTGCATCAGGTGTGACAGAGACAAGACATACTTTAGTCATTCCTTACCAAATAATATACGGGACATTAAACACAGTCCGAATGCCTTAAGATATCCAATGGTAGCAAGACCAAAGATACCTGGCATTAACCAGTTCCATAATAGCATAAGAACTAGTGGTTTGACAAATACAGAAAGAACTTTGGCACTCTTCTCAAGATTTTCTTGTTTAATCTTTTGCTTCTGTGCTTCCTCTTCTTCTGCTGCAGCAATTTTTGCTGACTCTTCTTCTGCACGTTTGTCGAAGTAAATTGTCATTTTCCTCGCTTCGCTTTCGGTGCTTTTGGATCCACCCATAGTTTTGGATTTACTCTCCCTTCTGCTTGTTTGAATTCTATAAAATCTTTTCCGTAGAGATCATAGTAATAATCGAAAAGGTCTACCGCTTTACCTGTCATTGCCAGATCATAGGTAACCTTCCCGTCTTGTTTGTAACTAACGAGATAACAAATGTATGGCAGAGAGCGATCTTCTGCATCTTTCAGATCGCAATTCTGCTTCAAGACTGTTACACCTTTCAAGAGCGCCCTCCCCACTCGATAGATGGGAATGCTTCACTAATCACTGCTTTAGTGATTCGCTTATACTTATCATTCATGCGTCCATCCTTTGCGAGAACCATGAGTTCTGCCTCTTCAGCAGCAAGTCCTTCTAAAAGTTGAACAAACATAGATTCTCTCTTGAGGTTTGGCAGTTTATCTGCACCACCTTTGAAGAACCTATAGAGACCACGATACTCCTGTTCTAGGCGACTGTGATCAGTACCTACAGGAGCATCATTAGGTGTATAGGGAACATCACCTTCAGGGAGCATAGAGACTACACTCTCGTCGAAGTTGATAATCAACAATTGCCTTAGAGCAGTTGAATTATGTTTACGAAGGAGATCAATTTTCTCCTTCTTAGTTTTAGCGTTGGAGACCTTTCTCAAAATCTCACTGAGTAGTAACCTAGGGTTACTATTTTCCATAGATTTGGGCATAATAAACTCCGATTAATTAATCTTCCTCATCCTCTGTGTCATGAATGTGATCCCATGGAGACGGAGGTCTGACGTAGATGAGTTCATCGTGTATCATGTTTCCTTCTTCATCGAACATCTCTGGATGGGTAACTGATTTAGCGTAGGCGGCATTTTCGATGTAATCTTCAATGTAACCTTTCGCTAACCAAGAAACGGTGACTCCTAGAATGAATGCACCGATTGTAACTAGAACTGCCAAAGCAATTAACATGTTTCCCCCTAGGGTAACTAAGTTTATTTAGAACGTTTTTTACGTCCTGGTCGGCGGGTTTTCTCATATTCTACCGCATCCAATAGGATTTTCTGGAGATACTTGTGTATCTTCCTCGCTTTTGGTTTGCCGATGTGTCCATATGCTTCACGGAGAACTTTGTCACCACCCTTAATATAAGACTGCAAATCAGCGCAAGTAAGGGCAATGTTACCAGCAGTGGATGAGTTGATGAATCCCTGAACTTGTTTCCTAGTAGTTTTATTATACTTCAAGTACGTTGAGCAGTTAAAAAGATAACAGTCCTTTTCAAATGCCGCATCAATAGCAGATTCAACAAGTTCGTAGAATTCTTCTTCCATTAGATAAGTTTGTTTTCGCGCAAATATTGAACAGTATCGGTGCATCCACCGATCTTTTTAGAGTCTAGCAGAACTTGAGGAAAAGTGCTACCCCTGCCAAACTTTGCATAAAATTCTTCTCGATTAAAGTTTTGATCGAGTTTCATTTCCTCGTAGGGAAATCCTTTAGCAGATAAAACCTGTTTTACTTTTGTACAATAGGGACACCCATTGCGTGTGTATACAACAAATTTCATAGTGATGATTGCAATAGTATTAAAAAGGGGACCTCTTGGTCCCCAAGTTTAAATTATATAGTTCTGAAATTAGAAGCTATACTTCACACCCAGTTTACCACCATAGCCACGATCGACATCCTCATCGCCAGAACCGACGAAAGAGATCTCACCGTATGCACCGAGAGTATCAGTCAAAGCAAGACCAACACCTGCCTTACCAGAAGGAACAGTCTCATCAGTGCCACCGTCAGGAGCGATCAGACTAGCGCCACCTTGGACGTAGTAAGAACCAGAAGCGCCAAGAGCACCTTCGTAGCCCACATGGAAATCAGTCGTTGCACCAGTGTAATCCGAACCCGTCCAACCAGCATTGGTTTCTACGTTGACGTAGGGACCTGCAAATGCAGCAGGGGCAGCTAGTGTAGAAGCAGCTGCGACGGCAGCGAAAGCAGTTTTAATCATAGTTGTTTACCTATTTGTTTACTTGCGGAGTGTTTACCCGCAGATGGAAGCAGACTCGACTTGTCTGCGTTGGGGAATATTATAACACAGACCTTCGAGAAGGTCAAGTATTACAATTTTGTAACGTTACAAGTAGGTATTTAGCACATTTTAATCTTTACTTTGGGATCGTTTCCTTTCCAAAGCATCTTTTGCCTGTTTTTTCAGGAGTCGAACATACTGAAGTTCATCAGCAGTATAATGATTTGGATTTTTCTTTGCTATTTTAAGGATCTTTTTCGCTCCCTTGATCGTGTCTTTGAATCTCATGTTGTTTTCTCCTATATTCGTCTAGTTTTTTACGGGATTCTATTAACATTTGAGCGGTCTTATGTCTTGATTCGTAGTATTCATCAGGATTTAATTGTATGTTAATTACATCCATAGGGTCAACGACTAAATCAAACTCAGCATCAGCATCGCCAAGAATTTCTTTCAATTCTTTTGGGAGTTTGTCGTTTTTGATTTTAGGTAGTTCCATTAAACATCCGTGTATTCGTATCCAGAAGCAAGTCTGGTGTGCCAAATTAAATTTCCAGTTCCATCTGAACTTAAATCTAATGAAGAAGCAACAATAGCATTTTGATTGTTATTGTTAACAGTTCCGATAGTGATCTGAGCATTACAGTCAGTTCCAAGACTATCTTGAAAACAAATTTTACTCTTTGAATTCTTCAAACTAAATCCATTAGGATTATTAACAATGGTAGCAGGATATGTAGTTCCTGCAGTTACATTGATTGTCGCATTTGATGATCCAGTATTCGATGATCCAGTGGTAAATGTATACCCTGCGACCGAATAAGATTCAACTGCATTGTCTGCTGCAACTTCAGTTTGTGCCTGTGTAACAGTGCCAATGAACAATGAAGCATTACAATCTTGACCATCTCCATCATAAAAACAAAGTCTTCCCCCATTATCTTTAAGAGTAAATCCAAATGGGTTATTAGAGATGCTCACATTATATGTGTTTCCTGCTGTAACTGATACAGACTGAGAAGAATTTCCTCTTCTAGCACCTAAAGTTTGTGTAAATGATGCACCCAATGAAGAGTATGCAACAGTTCCTAATGCCTGTCCATAGGTATTAGGATTATCATTCCATTCAAAATCTAATTGAACAGTTGCAGATCCAGTTCCAGTTGCTACTAAATTACCATTTGAATCAAATGCAACAGAAACGTTAGCACTGGTATATTCAGGAGTTTCATCCCAAGAGAAGTTCAATTGAATAGTTCCAGTACCAGATCCTTGAACTTGTAAGTCTCCATTATTTTTGAACTTAGCAGTTATGTTAGACGGAGTATTTAATTTTGTCAAGGTCCATGCAACACCTGCTGGGTTGTTAGACCAGTTATCAACTGTCTCAACGTTATTAGTTACTACTGCCTGAAGGGTGTGACCACCCGCTGTAATATTATTTAGTGAATAAGATGTTGTAGTTGTGAATGAATTAACTGTGCCTTGACTAACACCATCAAAACTTATGACTGCTTGATTGTCTGCCTGAACATCCAATTGATAATTACCAGTATCAGTGATAGGAATATTCCAAGTTGCAGTTTTAGGAGATCCTGATTCAGTTAAGTGAGATGATACCCATACTGCATAGAGATTCATAAAGTCAGACCAAGCAGGATGTGGTCCTGATGCAACCCACGGAATGTTATTTACTGGTATGCAATTACCACCTTGACAGATTTTTATATACCAACCACCAGGATTTCGTTGCCAACTATATGCAAGTCCAGTTGGATTTCCTTGTCCATCGTTAAACCCAGCATCAGAGTTTGTACACTTTACTACTAATTCTAATGTACCTGCATTCAGAGTTGTTGTAGAAGTATATGGTACATTAAGTGATCCACCCTCAAAGATACCACCAGTGATATTCATGAATGCTACATTACTACCATTCAAAAACATCTGAGCATTATCATCACAAGCAAACTCAAATCCATACGTTCCTGTTTCAGGAATAGGAATTTGATAAGTTACCTGTTGTTCGATTTGTGGCAATGTACAGATAGCAGGGTTAGTCCATACAGCATATTTGTTTCCTTCGTCACTCCAATAACCTGCAACATTGCTGGTTGGTTCTAATGGTAGGATATCAGCAATTCTCAATGTGGC